GAGGTTCCGCGCGCCACACTGGTTCCACGGGATGTTTGGCTCAATCCGGTAAACCTGAAGGTCGTAATCGCACGGCTCCACAGCATCAACCGCAGGATGGTTCGGCGATCCGTCATCAGCAATGACAACCGTCATCGTACGCCGCATCTTTTCGGGGTACTGCGCCCAGATGCGCTGATGCTCGCGCAAGATACCGGGATTCGAGTAGTAGGGCATGCAGATCGTCAGCGGGCGCATCATATGGACGAACTCACGAACACGACATCGTAGGCGACGCGCTCTTTTTCCTTGTAGCCGAGTTCCGCGAGCCAGCCGAACAGCTCATCGTGGCCGCCCCATCCATGCCTGTCACCGTGCCCGCGATCCTCAAGCATGATCACAGGCGAGAATTCGTCAATCGTGCGTCGGGCACCGCGTAGCGCCGGCAATTCCATCCCCTCGACGTCCAGAACGATCAGGTCGCAGGCATCCAAGGCCAGACCATCAATCGTCACGACTGGCGTATCGCCTCTGTCCATAGTCCCCTTGTGGCCGCCGGTGTTCTTCCCGTTGACCCGCATCGCAATCTTCGTCGGTTGCTCGCCGAGACAGGCATTGACCGCGAAAACCTTGCCTGCAGCCAACTCCTTCATGCAGTTCGCCTGCAAGCACTCCCAATTGTCCGGGTTTGGCTCGAAGGTGTAGACGCGTTGAAATTTCTTCGCCAGCCACAACGGCCAGATACCGCAGTGCCCACCGGCCTGCACGACAGAGTCACGTTTCTTCGTATGCCGCAGTGCAACCCGCATGTCCTCGGCGTGGTTGATGTACCGCATCACGTTGGCATCGGCGATGTCGGGCCATTTGAACCCGTGAAAGGTCTTCACGCCTTGAAGCCCTCGGTTCGTTCTGCGCCGATATGATTGAACACGTTGTTGATGACTCTCGCCGTAAGTCGTGTCAACTTCCCGCTGCGCATTCTGGAATCGGATTCCGACTTCGCTCCGGCCGTCAGCTTCAACGCCTCCTTGATCCGAGTCACCGCAGGCGGGTGGCCCCAATGAATTTCGCCCACTTCGTAGCCCGGAACCTGATGCCGCATCCATTCGACAACCGCCAGAGGCTTCCGTCCGCCGTGGTGAATACCGCAGCGCCCATGCGCTGACTTGTAGGCGCCATACATGCGGATGCAGTAGACCTGCTCGTCCTCAAGCACTTCCCGAATCTCTTCAAGCGGGATCGCGCGAAGGCTTAGCCAGTCGTTCTGCAGGTTCAGAACCGCATCAGCGCCGCGCGCATCAGCCTCTATGAACAACGCCTCGGTCATGCCGGAAACGCCAACCTGCGCTTTCGGTAGGTAGACGCTTTGAAAGCCTGCTGCCTCGGCGATGTCGATGCTCGACAATCGCTCTGCCGGTGTCGATACATCATCACCATGAAGCAAGATGAAATCGTCCGCCAGATTCGGGTTCTGAGCCACCAAGGAATCTAGCGTCACCTTCGTATAATCAACGCGCCCGCACGTCAACAGCGTAATCGCGATCTTCAAACCGTCACTCCCAATGCCTCGCATAGTTCGATTCTCGGGAGCAGCCGAATCGCCGTCTCCCGCGTCGCGTTGCAGACCTCAACTCCCGCAGCATTCAACGTCGGCGCCAGCCTATCGAACTTCTGTGCCCAGACGTGATGTCGCGTCCCATTGCCCATCTCTCGCGGGTGATCCCGGTGCCAATGGCCCCTTCCGCCCGTCCTCTGCATATCGTAGCCCAACAGGATTATCCGCTTTGAGCCGAACAAAACCGCAAGCTGCAACGCCTGATAGCCGCTATTGCCACCCGTGAAAATCCGGTCTTGCCGCAGACCTTCGCCAGACTCGGCCCGTATCCACCTGATGCCATGCCGGCGTGTCGCCAACGCGCTCTGTGTCCAGCGCTCGCCCTTGAACTGAGGCCATTCGCCAGCTTTGCACCACTGAACGTACTGATCCCACCATGGCAAGTCGCCGGAGTAGAGAACATCGGCCCATGGCGCCCGCAGATAGCTGTTGTTGACCACTACGACACGACGATTGTCCGCAGCAGCCCGCCAGCACCGCACCGCCTCGCAGTCCTCCACTGTCAGGCTCGGCCCGCTGGCAATGCATATCACCTCGGAACCAGCCCAGCGCCCGCGATACTCCTTACTCATGCGGCCAAGGCCTCCGCGAGCGTGACGCGCGGGAACACATCTAAGGCGCTCCCTTCTGTGGCGTTGAACACTGGTATCTTGTTGGACTTCTGCCACGCCCGGAATTGCTTCCGGTGGATCGCAACACGCTCCGGCTTCGTATTCTTCAAAATCCCGGTGTAGGAGCCGAAAAAGTGTCCGCCTGCGAAGTCGGCACCAAGCAACACGATTGATGTAGCCCCAAGCTTTTTTGCGGCCTCAAGTCCGATGACGCCAGAACACGAATCCGAGCCAATTGCACCGCCCACAAGACGCTCGACCTTCGGAACGATGTTTGCGGAGAACCGTCGCGCCTCAGCCTCAAAGGCATCCTCGTAAACCCGCCACCATGCGGCATCGTTCGCCGCAATCGCAACAGCCCATGGGGCCAGCCGAAAGGCTCCGTTCACCGCTACCAGGGGGAAGCCGCGAACCTGCGCCAACAATTCCGCAGACATCGACGGGCCTGTGCATGCGACGATGAACTTCATGTCAGCCGGCGTTGGCTCCCTGCGAACATGCCAAAGTCAGGTATTCAATACCGCTTTCCTTGTCGGGGATCGGCGCCAGAATGTCGTAGATCAGCCCGCGATGCAGATGCACGAATCGCAGCGTCGGAACAGCGTCACGGCGATATCGGATGATGATCCGAACAGCTATTTTTGATGCAACCGATGCGGCTGCAATCAGTTCGCGGCCACTCATCGGTTCAACCGCTGCCCAGACCTTCGCAATCTCCTGCCACGACTTCGTGCGGTTTCCGTTCGCATCGCGTGTCTCAACCTCGCGCTGCAACGAGAGGCGGTGACGGAGCCGTCCGGATGCCAGCGCCATTACCGCACCGTCGACTTTCGCAAGCCAGCCAGCAATGCGGTCGCACCTTTGCTCAGGATGTAGCCATGCCCCGCCTCAGTCGGGACCACATTGGTCCCCTCGCCTTCCCGGAAGCGGAACTGCGAACCGAGTTCAACCAATGCAGCGCCACGGACAACGGGGCGCGGTGTTGGATCGCCGTTTGAGTCCAAGGCCGGGATCGGGTCACCCTCAGAATCCAATACAGGATCGCCGTTACTGTCGAGTTCCGGCATGTACAAGCGCCATTCGTCTTTCAACCACGTCGCGATGGCATCCGAGACCACAGGAATGAAAATCTGCAGCCACGGATCATCAGGGCCACCATCGCTACCGACATCATCAAGTCGGAGGTGATAGCGGGCCTCGTCCATCGTCACGAGGTCATGCATTTGGGGCGCCCTCGTTCAACAACTTTACCGGTGGCGCAGGCCCAAGATCGCGGCCATTCTGCCCGTCACGACCATCACGGCCCTTGCGTGCAAAGAGACGCCAATCTTCCTTGGTTTCAACGCAGGGCTTGGACTTCGTTTCTTTCAGGGCGATCCAAGCGCCGCCATCGTGCGTCACGACATCGCCCTTCTGGCATTTCATGCCCTCACGCCAGTAGCCGGCATCCATCGGGATGCCGACGCTATAGGACTTTGCGACTTCGCCGCCCTTCGCCTTGATCGAAATCGTTCGGTGGCCGTCGTAGTCAAAGGTGACATCCGATAAATCCTGCCCGTCACGGCCTGCGGAACCATCGCGGCCATCCTTGCCGACAACGACACCGAGGGACTTCATGCGGCCATCGGTCATCGTTGCAATCAATGCACCATCGCGATCAATCAGCAGATCGGCGATGCCGGCGCCATCGGAACCGTTTGCGCCCTTCTCGCCTTGATCGCCCTTGGCCCCAGCGAGGCCGTCACGTCCGTCCTTGCCGTCCCGAATCGGGTTCACGGCAAGATGCTTCTGCAAAGCCTCGGCGACAAGCATGTTGAGGACGGTAGCAATCTCCGGCGCCGCGATGAGTTCGCGGACGACCTCTGAAATTTCGATCGGGGCGGCATCACGGCCGTTGGCCCCCGCCACACCCTGAGGGCCAGCCTCGCCTTTCTCACCGGGGTCGCCCTTGGCGCCAGCCGGACCTTGTTCACCGACATCACCACGTTCGCCCTGTGGGCCTTGCGCTCCGGTTTCGCCCTTTTCGCCCGTAGCGCCGCGATCACCCTGCAAACCCTTTTCGCCCACGGCGCCCGGGAGGCCATCGGCACCAGCCGCGCCACGTTCACCAGGATCGCCTTTGGCGCCGTTCATCCCGGGAGCGCCAGTTGCACCCTGCGGGCCTACATCGCCTTTCTCACCCGCCATGCCGCTTTGACCTATCGGCCCAGCAATACCCTGCTCGCCTCGCTCGCCAGTGGCACCCTTTTCGCCGATAGGGCCAATCTCGCCACGCACACCAGCGGGGCCAGCCTCACCTTTCTCGCCGCGCTCACCGGGCAGTCCGCGTTCGCCTGCGACACCGATGGCGCCATCTAGCCCGCGCTCACCCTGTGGCCCGATGTCGCCACGCTCGCCCTTCTCGCCGCGCTGCAACTGCCGGGCTTCCAGCGCCTTCACGCGGTCATCGACCTCCGCCAGCGCGCCAGCGAAAGTCGCCAGAGCCTTTCGAACAGGCTCCAAATTCTTCTTCAGCGAATCGACAAAGGATTGGCGGATCGTATCGAGATTCATCAACCTTTCCTTAGGGGGCCGTGGCGATCATGGCCCTGACGCGAGCCATCGGTGTTGCGGCCATCAATTCGGC